TTCTAATTTAGCAATTTCATTATCTAGTCTATTTGAGTGTCTATTAATTTCTGAAATAGAGGTATTAATTTTTGCCACAGATATATCTAACTCGTTAAGTTTTTTTTCTACTACTTTGTATTCTTTAATTTTTTCGTTTGTTTTGCTCATCTCAGCTATCAGTTGAGTTAGTCCTTGTTCTAATTCTGATATTTTATTCGCTTCACTATTAATTTTGTTTAGTTTAAATTGTTCATCAATTGGTTGTGTACAAGTAGGACAGTTGTCATTGTTTTGAAAAAATGATAATGTTTTTTTATGTGATGATAGATTGGTTTCTATCTTTGATTCTAGTTTATTGAGTTCATTTGATTTTCTTGTGTATTTTTCAGCACCCCACACTTGTGCTTTTGTGGATATAATCTTTTCATTTAACAATTGTAATTTTTGATTATATTCATAATTACTTTGTGCATTTTCTTTTAGCTGTTGTTTTCTGTTTTCTATGTCCGTAGTATCTCTATTTTTTATTTCGTCAAAGTGTTTTTTTTGTAACTCATATTTTTCAGTCATTAAATCGTATCTATGTTTTACATCAATAACTGATTTATTTAATTCGCCTTGTTTTTGTCTTAACAGTAGGTCCATGTGACTAAAAACTCGTATGTCTAATATTTCTTCTACAACTTCTCGTCTGTATCTGGCACGTAAATGCATAAATGGCTCATACGAAGTGGATCCTAGTATAACAACTTGACAAAAGGCACGATAATTACATTTTAAAATATTTTGTTCTAATGTGTTTTGATAATCTACGTTGGAAGCATCCTGGTTTAACATTACGTCATTACAATAAATTTCAAATTTGTTTGGTTTAATACCTCTTACAATTCTGTATTTTTTGTTAGCAGTTTCAAACTCACATTCTACTTCACAATCATTTGAATTAATTGTATTAACCAATTGTTCTTTTTTAATATCTCTAAAAGCACGATTAAATAAAGCAAAACACAATGCGTCAAGCATTGTTGATTTACCTGCACCGTTTGTTCCTATGATAAGCGTTGATGGTGACTTTGCTAGATCAACTTCTAAAAACTGATTACCTGTAGATAGAAAATTACGCCATCTTAATTTTTTAAAATATATCATACTTTGTTATCACTAGCCTCAATATAAATTGATTTTAAATATTCTTTTAGTTTAGTTTTACTCACATCCGTTTCTAACTGATCAACATAGTTATTTAGGAATGTAACTGTGTCTTCACCCATTTCCAATATGTCTTCTCTTACACTAGCTTTAATATCTGAATAATCTTCTACAATATTTAAGTCGTGTACTGTTATTTCATTATACAATCTTTCTACAAATTTGTCAAATACCTCGTTATCGGTCTTGTTTAATACGATTAGCTTAACAAAGTGATTGTGATATTCTTTTATATCATAGTTACTGTAGTTTCTCTTTTTATCATCATAAATTATTTTTTTATGAATGGTCAAAGGATTTCTTACTCTTATTATTTCTCTAGTTTCTGTATCAAAGATATGAAATCCTTTAGGGTCTTGGTAATCAGACCATGTCATCTCATATTGAGCACCGTTGTAGTGTATTTGGCCATCATCTGTATGTTTGTGAAAGTGTCCTGATATTACTCTATCGTATCTACTAAAATCTGATTTTGCTAAACCGTGTTCATTGATTACGCCATTTTGCATTTCTACACCTTTGATTTCTAAATGACCCATTACAATTTCTGCTTTAGCTGTTTGTAACATATCCATTGAGTGGTCATAATTATCATCACATATCCAAGGTACAAATAATATAGGTGTGCCATCAAAGTCAACAACGGTTGATTTAGTATATATCCATGGTTCGCTTCTTTTGTCAAATGATGAATATAAGTTTTCTATAGCATTTACATTATTAGTATTTTTAAAATAGGTATCGTGGTTACCTATAATAATGTGTGTATCAATTTGTTCTTCATATAATCTATCCCAAAATTGTTTTCTGAAAATAGAAGCAGTTTGAAAATTAATAAACTTTCTTCTATCAACAACATCACCTAAATGAACCAATGTTTTAATATTGTTCTCTTGTAGGTATGGGAAAAAGATTTCATTATAAAATCTTAATTGATAATTTCTAAAGGCTTCAGAATCATTTCTGACGCCAAAATGGGTATCATTCAATAGGGCAATCTTCATTATATATCTAATACGCTAGTATAGGTTCTTTTTTTTCTTTTCTTAATTCTTATCTCACTAGCTGTTGGTTGTTCCTCAGTTGATGGTTTATTTTTTCTTAAAAATTCTAAAAACTGATTCTTATAATCATTTTGTGTATCACCAGGCAGTATAGAAAATTCATCTATATTACCTTGTTCAATCATTCTATACTTAATGCTTGTTTGTTTCTTTTCTTTTTGTATTCTTCTAATAAAAGCATAGTAAATGATTTGTGTAAAATAAGCAAATGGATTATTTGATTTTGCTGGATTAAAGTTTTTAAGATATTGTAAACAGTTTTCTATACCATCAGAAATCATATCATCTCTAAAAGTATAGTTAATAAAATTAGGTCTATAAGATAAGTGATTTGCAATCTTTAAAAAACATTCACCAATATAATTTGTAACTGGTGGTGCTTTTCTATTTCTTTTTTCTGCCTTATCACACTTATCCTTATACTCTATCATCGCCTGTAGAAACTTTTTATTATCTACATAATGTGCTGATCTTTTTCTAGTTTTAGTCATAATTATATAATACTACATTTTGTTATTTTTGTCAACGGTCTTTCATATTAACCAGTTATAAATGGCTCTTAATGCAAGTAGTAAATACATAAGTTCCATGAGTGCTCTAGGTATATCTCTATCTTTTATACCCATGTATATCCATATACTACAAGATACTGTTGCAATTGCCCACCCCATCCATTGTGTAACAGGATTTGCATTTGAAAGTATGTAGGCGCCTATCATAGCAAGTATGAAACCTATCCATCTCATTCCATCTAGTCTTTTATAAAATCTAATTTTCATGGTCGCTTGACATAATTTAATTTCATTGTTATAATACCCATGTGGGTTGTTACCGAGAAGACCTAGCTACCTCACTAGTGAATCTTTTTACTTGGCATATTTAATAAATCACTTAACTCTTTTATATCATTTTTATTAATATCTTCTTCGTAAGGATCGGAATTGGATAATTCATCCAATTCTTCATCTGTTATATTTCTTTCTATAAAACCAGGCAATTGTTGTTTAGAATTTTTTAATGCAACTGTAAGATCACTATATCTTTTAGTAAATGATGGAGTGGCATTTGCTATGGTTATAATTTTATCAATAGGAATTGTTATTATTTTTTCATCTGTAAAGCCAACCCAACGAACCAAAGCTATATAGTCTGATATGCCATGTTCGGTAATCCTAGGAACATATTTAATTAACATAGGTTCCTGCAATCTTAATAGTTTTGAGTTTTCAGGCAATTGATTTTTATGTAAAGGAAATCTACAACAGATTTCTTCTCCAGAAACCAATCTGATTATCTTAACTGAATTTGTATCAATACGATTAATCATATAACTATTTATCTTTATTTAAGTCTAGTATAGCACAATGAGAACCACCAGTGCGTTGCGTTATGTTATAGTTTTCTAAAGCAGATTTTTTAAAATATTTCATATTATACTCACCTTTATTTTCATTTTTATTTTTATTACCTGGAAGATAATCATGGAAGACAATACTAAAAGTATCTTTTGTTCTTTTTAATATTTCCTGACAATCACCTGAACCTATTGAAGCGTCAACAAATACAAAATCAAAGTCTTTGTGATTATGTTCTTGCCAGTAAGTTTGACTTTCACAGATAAACCTGTGTACATTATGGTCTAATCCAAAATGAGTAAAAATATTATTTCTATCTATGGTATAAACTGTAGCTCGATTTGCTACCAAGGCAGCTGTACTTTTACCTGTACCAGTACCTATTTCTAATATTTTATACGAGTTGCGACTTTCGTATAGTAAAAACTTAAAATCTTCATCCGATATCATTTTAAATCCACAGTATGTATTTCATAGTTAAAGTTTTCTCTATTGTAGATATTAACTCTTTCCTGAAAATGGGTTAAAGTAAAGTTTTTTTTATCTTTATATGTTAGATCGTCTGAAATATCATAGACTGTAGCAGACTGTTTTTTATCGCCGACACGAAGCCCACGACCAATACTTTGTAATACTCTTATAGGGCTCTTACTAGGGCTACTAAAAATAATGTTGTGTAAATTACGAATATTGATACCAGTGCTAAACGTCCCGAAAGAAGCGACAATAATTGCGTTGTCCGACTTTTCTGTAATTGCTCTAATTTTTTCTCTATCATCTGTTTCTGTTCCACCATAAACAAAAAATACTTTTCGTTTTGAATCTACTTTTTCTTTAATTAAGTTATATAAAATTTCACCATGTTTTTCTA